TAGCACCAATATTTAACATCATAAGAACTGCTGTAACTGATATTATTAATATATTTAACTCTTTACCAGCAGTTGCTCAATCACTTGGTTTGGTGGGTTTATTATTTCTTGGTAAAAAAGGTTTAGCTGGCATTATTGCTTTAGATTTTGCATTAAGAAAAATAGGTGAATTAACAGGTCTTGGTGATGTATTTAAAGACGCTACAAAAGATATTGAGGGTTTTAACAAAGAAGTAATTTCTTTAGATGACATATTAGCAAAACCTTTAGAAGAAAGATCGTTTTTAGAACAAGCAAAAGTAGTTATTGCTGATTTAGAAGAACAAATGCTTAAGGCAAGACAAAATGCTGAAGTATTAGATGAAGCAATAGAAAATTTAGGTAAAGAGACAAAAACTTTTGGTGATAGATTAAGAGACACAAAGGCAAGATTAGAAAACACATTTAAAAATGCTATAACTTCAGCAGATAAAGCAGTTAAATCATTTACCGATGCTGTTGCAAATGCAATAGTTACTGGTAAATCTATGGGTGAAGTGTTTAAAAATGTAGGTGTAAAAATACTAACATTCTTTATTTCTGCTGTACTAGAAGCAGTCATAATGGCTTTATTTTTAAGAGATGTTTTAGATGCTATTGAGGAAAAATTAAGTAAGAAAAAAGATGCAGTAAAAGAGGCTTCTAACGCATTAAGAAGTTTTGCGGCATCTACTGCATTAGCTGGAACTGCACAATTATTGTTTGGTCAACAAACTAAAGAAGCTAATAATCAACTTAATAGACAAATGGAATTGCAAAAGAAACAACAAAAAAGCTCAATTGGATCAACTATCGGTGGTGCTTTATTTGGCGGTGTTGGTGCGGCAGTAGGCGGAATTATTGGTGGCTTCTTTGCAGATGGTGGTAGACCACCTGTAGGTAGACCATCTATTGTTGGTGAAAGAGGTGCTGAAGTATTTGTACCTGACCAAGCAGGTACTATAGTTCCTAACAATGCTCTAGGTGGAACAAATAACATTAATGTAACTGTAAATGCGGTCGATGTAAAAGGTGTTGAAGAATTGTTAGTTGACAACAGAGCAGTAATAGTAAATTTAATTAATTCAGCATTAAACGATCAAGGAAAAGAGGCATTAGTATAATGAGTGGCACATATCCATCTTCACCATCATTTGCATCACTAGGTTTTGTAAGTGAACAAAAAACTAAAAAATCTGTGACTGATAGTGGTAAAATATTTACAGCACAAATAGACGGACAGCGTTGGAAATTCTCAGCTACCTATCCACCAATGACACGAAGTAATTTTGCACCAATATATGCTTTTATTATGAAGCAAAGATCACAAAAAGAAACTTTCCAAATTGTTTTACCTGAATTAAGTAATGCGAAAGGTACTGTATCTAGTGTTGTTGCTACAGCATCAGCACACACAGCAGGAGATACCACTATTGCTTTGAAGAATGTTAATGCTACATTTAAAGCTGGTGATCTTATAAAATTTACTTCGCATACAAAAGTTTATATGATTGTTGAAGATGTAACAGGTGATGGCAGTGATTTAGCAACAGTAACAATAGAGCCACCTATTAAACAAAATTTATTAGCTGACGATACGGTTATCTATAATAGTGTGCCATTTACTGTTAGATTAACAAATGATATGCAAGAATTTTCAACAAGAGAATTAGATTTATACAAATTTGAAGTAGACTTTATAGAGGCGTTATAATGCCTAGAGGTTTATCAACAACTTTACAGACTGAAATTGCTAAACAGAATATTAAGCCAATAGCGTTAGTACAAATTAAGTTTCCAACGACACAAAGGTTCACTAACCATTATAAAGATGTTTTAGTTTCTGAAATATGGGACGATGCATTAGGTTTGTGGGACGCTAGAACTGGTAATTGGGACGATGGTTTAACATTTACAGCAAGTTCACATTTGCTAGGCATATCTGCAAAGACAGAAAGCTCTACATTAAATGTAAATAGTTTTAATATTAAGTTATCAGCAGTAGAAAGCACATTCACTGCTTTATTATTAAACAACAATGTATCTAATGATGAAGTAGCAATTGATATAGGTTTTATTGATGATAATGAACAATTGATTGACGTGTTTAATTACGCTAAAGGTTTTGTAGATAATTTTACAATAAATACAGATAGTGCAGTAATTGATATAAATTGTACTTCGCACTTTGGAGATTTCAGTAGAGTTACTGGACGCAAAACCAATGAGGGCAGTCATGGTAGATTTTTTGAAAGCGATAAAGATAGTTTTGAATTTAGTTCGCAAACGATAAGAGATCTTAAATGGGGTAGAGTGTAATGGGTATATTTAGTAAAATATTTAAAAGCATAGGTAATATAGTTACTGATATTATTAGTTGGATTGTTCCAATGCCTGATATACCTAACCTTGAGCAAAACGAATTTGAAAAAGGCATATTAGTTAATAAACAATCTAATAATGCATCTGTGCCTATAGTTTATGGTAAAAGGTTGCTTGGCGGTACTAGAACTTTTATAGAAGTTGAGGGAAGCACAAACCAATATTTATATGTTTGTTTAGTATTATGTGAGGGTGAAATCAACGATATTACTAAGATAAAAATTGATGATAGTGATGTTACGTTTACTGGTAGTTTTCAACATGGTGTAACTATAACTTCTGATGACACAAGGTTTGGAACAAATATTAAAGTTCAACCTTTTTATGGCAAGGACGATCAAGTTCAATCAAGTTTATTAAATGAAGATAGTAGCTGGAATAGTAGTGCCAATAGAAAATTAAAAGGCGTTTGTTATCTTGCGATACGTTTAGAATGGGATCGAGATAAATTTTCTAACGTACCTAAAATACAAGCAGAGGTTGAGGGGAAAAAAGTTCCTGTTATAAATGCTAACTTAACTATTACAGAAAATACATTTTCTAATAATCCTGTATTCTGTTTATTAGATTATTTAACCAATGCAACTTACGGTAAGGGTATTAGCTTGGGTGATATTGATATTGCAAGTTTTTATACTGCGTCAACAGTAGCCGATCAAGAAGTTACACCTTTTAGTGGTGGAAGTAATATTCCACAATTTAGCTTAAATGTGGTTTTAGATACTAATAATAAAATATTAGATAACGTAAAATTTATCTTACGAGGTATGCGAGGATTTTTACCATACTCAGAGGGGTTATATAGATTAGTTATAGAAACTACTGGCTCATCTATTTTAGCGTTAAGTAAAGATAACATCATTGGTGGTGTTAAGTTAATGAGTGAAAAGAAAAACACTAAATATAATAGAATAAATATTGACTATATATCGCCTGAAAAAAACTATGAAAAAGATACTGTAATATTTCCTGAAGCAGACTCAGATCATCAAACACTAAAAACTGCTGATGGTGGTTTTTTACAAGAATTAAATCTTGATTTAAATATGATTACTAGTCCTTATCAAGCATTACAGTTTGGCAAGGTGGTTTTAAATAGAAGTAGAAATCAATTAACGGTTGAATGTACTACAAACTATGAGGCTATGAATTTAGCGGTAGGTGATATTGTAGATCTAACTGATGAAATATTAGGCATGACTGCTAAAGCATTTAGAGTTATTGGATTATCAATTAACTTTGATTATACTGTTATTTTAACTTTGGCAGAGCATCAAGACGCATGGTATGTCTTTGATGAAAAGACGCAAGTTGCTGTTGTGCCTGACACTAATTTGCCTGATCCATTTAGTATTTTACCACCTGCTGGTTTAACATTATCTGACGAACTAATTGCATATAATGATGGTACAGTTATTGTTGCATTAAATATTGTGGTTACGCCATCAACTGATAATTTTGTTTTTGAATATCAAGTTGAGTACAAGAAATCATCAGAAGCAAACTTTAAAATTCATGCAAAAGGTACAGAGGTAAATCAAAGAGTATTGAATGTTATTGACCAAGAAGCGTATGATGTCAGAGTAAAGGCTATTAATAGCTTAGGGGTATCTTCAACTTATGTAACTCAATCAGGTTATACAGTAGTTGGTCAAGTGGCTGATCCATCAGATGTAGATGAATTTGCGGTGAATATTATAGGTAAAGAGGCACACTTAGGTTGGGAACAGATACCTGACCTTGATCTTGCATTTTATCAAATACGGTACTCGACAGCTTTATCAGGTGCAACTTGGCAAAATTCAGTATCGTTAGTAGAAAAAGTTTCTAGACCTGCAACATCAATTTCTGTTCCTGCTTTAAAGGGTACTTATCTTATTAAGGCGTTTGATAAATTAGGTAATGCTAGTGTAAATGCTAGTTCGATTTCAACAAATATTTTAAAGATTGGAAATTTTAACGCTGTTGCTACCCAAACGGAAGATACTGCATTTTCAGGAACAAAAACTAACTGTAGTGTTGTCAATGGTACTTTAAAACTAGATGATGTATCGTCAAATGGTATTTATGAATTTAGTTCTGTTATTAATCTTGGTGCAATTTTTACTAGTAGAGTTACAGCGGTGTTAGAACAGTTTGCCGCTAATCCTACTGATTTATTTGACGCAGGAAGAGGGTTTACTAATTTTGATGATGTTACCACTAATATTTTGTTTGACGGTGCTGATCCACAGGGTGGTAAAGCAGTTTTACAAATCGCCGTTTCAGATGACAACTCAACCTACACTGCTTTTAAAAACTTTGTGATTGGT